ATAAAATAAAATATAAATTAATAAAGAAATCGGGAACATCGCCAGTAGCAGGAAGTACAGGAAATGACCCGCATACAATATACATACACCAAACCTCAGAGACAGAAGCTAAATCCCTTATCACTGACTCAAAAGGTAAGGCTATAGCTCTAGGAGGAGGGAGTTCAAGTGTTAGTTCATTAAAAGATATACTAGCTGAAGGAGACTATGCAGGTAGACCAGTTCAATTCTTTTATAGTACAGCTGATCCAAAGAAAGGGAGTAACGCAGCCGCTATTGGAGCTTACTACCCATCATACGACTTTGGATTTGGTACTTATAATGAAGAGAATGTAAAAGCTAGAACAGGATCTTACAACACATGGGTAGGATGGTCGGCTGCAGCTTCACTAACAACAGGTAAAAACAACACTTACTTAGGAGCTTTTGCAGGGAATAAACAAGTAACTGGAAATAATAACACAATCATAGGTTACAACTCTGGGACTAATTTAACAGAGGGTACATCCTTAACGATTATTGGAGCAGAAGCAGGTAATGGACTACACCCAAATGCTAGAAAAGGAAAAGATGATATAACTAGCATTTCGCCTATATTTGAATCTTATCTTACAGGGGGACAGAAATGGGCAGCTACAGATTTATTCAACTTTAACCAACAAGACAACACAATATCAGCCAATGCAGCATCAATCTTAATCGGTTCCAAAGCTCTACTAACAACAAATGGTACTAGGGTAGTTGGGAGTGTATTTATAGGGTGTGCTTCAGGGGCTACTACACAATATAGAAGTTATAACAATATAGTAATCGGAAACTTCAACTACACAGCTAGAGGGGTAACTAATATGGCCAACTCTGTAGTTATAGGTCAACATATCAATATACCTAATGGGTCTCACGATGGACTACTAGCAATTCATAACTCAAAAACAACAAGAACAGAGCTTTCACAGAGTTTGATCTACGGTAATTTCAATGAGAGATTCCTAACGATCAACGGTAAGCTTAATTTAAATACAACATACACATTAGACCTTGCAGATACATCCAGAGCTAAAGTAATGGTAATGAATCATGATGGGTCTGTGAATGTAGTACCAATGAATGCTGTAGGTGAAAAGACTGCCCCAGCTCCAGTTCCAAATGCGGTAAACAAACTAGCAGCTAAAAAGTTATCATTTGTAGGAGACTCTATAACTAACTTTGGAGACACTTCTAAGGAATATAAGACTGCTACTGGCTTCACTTTCAATGATACATGGGTAGGTCAATTATTGCAGCTTACAGGAGGAACTAAAGGAAGTATAGATGCTATTTCTGGTACAACAATGCAGGCTACCAAATTAACTGATGGGTCTTACTATAATGTTACTTTAGGTAGAACTGAATTATTAGCAGAGGATAGCGACTACATCTTCATCTTAATGGGAGCTAATGACTTAAGGAATGATGGAGTTGCAGGTCACAGTAATAACTTAGGGACTATTAAGCCAAAAGGAAGTCTAGGAACCTGGGATAACAACAACACTAATTTCAGAGAGTTCACAGGAGCATATCAATTATACCTAGAGAAGCTGCTTAAGAGACATGCTAAGGCAGAGGTGGTTCTTCTTACTCCATTAAAAGCGTTTAGCGAGAACTCAGAGGCAGATATAAGTGCAGTAGTAGATAAGTATGCAGACAGGGTAATTGAAATAGCAAAACTTTATGGTCTTAAATATATCGATACAAGAGAGGTAGGATTTACAAACTTCAACCACCAATTATACTATTCAGATGGACTTCACCCTAATAAAGCTGGTCATAGAAAATTAGCAAGATTTATAACAGAGAAGATTTTAGAATTTGGAGTAGTTTCAGGTGGAGGTGCTGCAGTAGATGGATATTCTAAAGCTCAAGTTGATAGCAAAATAGAGAATATCGTAATAGGAATAAACAACCTAGCAAAAGGAACAGCTACACCTATGTTTACACCTAACTCAGCTAAATCTGGAACAGCTCAAGTTTTATCAGATGCTACGGGTTACTTTGTTAGATATACACCAGCTTCAGACACACCAGTTGGAGTTTACGGATTCAATATGGGTAATTTAGAGAAGATACCTGATACTAACAAGGGTGGTTACTCTATATCAATGGATTTTAGACACTCTCACACAAGCAGTATAACAATCTGGGGTCAAAATGTACCACCTAATATTTGGACTAGACTTAAGAGAGAGAATTGGACTAATGATACGGATTGGAGTGGATTTAATGCGAATGTACCGGGATTAGCTATAGATGTTAGAAAGTATAAGATCGAAAGAGGAACTAAGGCTACTGAATGGCAACCACACGTTTCTGAAATAAAATTAGGAGTAGATGATTATGTAATTGACAGCTGGTTCCCTTGGAGTAATAATTTAGATATTACAAGGTTAGGAGCAACCGATCCAGACCTACAAGTCGTACTAATTAGAAACATACCGAATATAGATAACATTTTAGAGGTTCAAGAGTTCACAGTAGTATATGATAACAACACTATAGTAAGAACGGCAAACCCTCAAGATGCACTAATTCAAAAGAACGGAGTGAACCACCTTAGATTACCAGAGAAGGCTAATGTATTTTCTGCAAGAGGTGTCAATCCAAAGAGAGTATACATAAAGGCAATTCTAAAGTAAGAAGATGATAGCAATTAGATCAAATAAAGAACTGTTTTTCGGTGAGGCTAAGTCAGGATTTATAAGAATGGATATAGAGGAGATAATAAACAGACCTTCTACCCAAACTTATACCCTTAGAATTGTCGATACATGTTTTAAAGAGATAGAAGAAGAAGTAGAAGTTTGGAATGAGACTGAGGGAGTAATGAAAACAGAAAAGATTAAAGATGAGCGTATACAAGGACATAAAACTCGTTACGTTAGTTATTCTTATGATCAGGTTAAAATACTCGCTGAAGTTCTTAAAATAAATAAATCTAAATTCCCGTCTGAAGTAGAGTACATTAACGAGCTTTTCAAATTAGGGCTACTTATCGTTACGCAGAAAGAGTGTAAAGAAAGTTTAGCTGGATATGAAAACAAGGGGATGTATTTAAGTGAAGCAACCGATTGGGAGTTAGAGAAATAATCCAGACTCCTCCAAAATAAACAAATAAAATAACAGATAGGCATGCCGTTAAATAATTTTTCACACAACTACCGTCCATCGCCGACTCCACAACAACCTCCAGTACCACAACAGCCTCAGCAGCCAAGTGTACCGGGGAGAGTGGATAATGACAATAAGGACTCAGTAGTTTCATTAAAGAACAATAGATTCCACCTTGATGAGTCTGTTATGATCGTCTACAACCCAACAAAAGATGATCTAGAAATAAAGGCAAGAACAGGGGGAGTACAAACTATAAGCCCTTCAGTTAATCTAGTAGCAGGTAAAGCTGATGTAGATCCAAACAAAGAGGGAGTATATTATAAAAGAGTAGCAGATAAGGTAGAAGAAGTTTATGTAGTTAAAGATGGAGTTATTTATACACTTAGCATCCCAACTACAGACAATAATACTCCACAGCCAGTTCCTACTCCACAACCAAATGTACCATCACCATCGCCTGTACCGCAACCACAACCAACAGAAAAGAAGGAGGTAGAGCTTATTACATCAGAGTCACAGGTTATTCTTGCTGATACTGGTGATAAGGTATATTTCCTACTAGATGCAGTTTCACATTCGATTAAGAAGATTATAGCTGTATTAGGCGGACATAGATTTGATCATACACTAGCTGCACCAGAACCACCAAAGGAGACTGTGTTTATAGTGAATAGTAAAGATGAAATCGACAGAGCTAAGGACGGTACATATTACGTTAAAAATGCACAGGGAGATTTGACCGAGATATATGTAGTAAAGAACACTCAGCTTATCACATTTAAACCATCAACAATAACTAACCAAAGAATCGGAACATGGAGTATATAGTTAGCGAATTACCAAGTGTACTAGAACCAAGCTCAACTTATTTCGTTCAGTTACCAGAAGCAGGGGTTTTCAATATGTATGTAACCGATTCAACAGGTAGGGGCATACCACTAGGAACCATTGAAAGAGCTTATAAGGTAAAGAACAATTTGGGTCAACCTAGTAACGAACAAATTTTTAAAATAACGATTGATTTAGAAGAAGGAATAACAGAACTACCTGAAAAGTGGCTTCCTAATTTCCGTTCTATAAATCCAATCAACTATACAAATATTAAATTACCAAACTCACTAGTAAATCTTAAAGACTACTCACTTGAAGGATACCCACTTACTAGATTCGAATTTCCAAATACATGGGCACAAGAAACTAGAACTTACGGGAAATATCTATTCAAAGGGTCAGCGATTTCAGAAGTACCTAGAGAGTTAGAAGGTAAACTTACAGAGGGGATGTTCATGGATAGTAAGGTGAGAATGATCCCTGCTAACACAACAGATTTCCCTAAGAATGTATTTAAAGGAGCTGAGATTACTGAAATTAGAGATGTAGCAGGAAGTTGGCATCCAGGAAGTGTGTCTCTACATCAAGGGTCATTCCATGGTAAATTCCCAGTAACAAGTATTCAAAGTGAGATTTCTATAGCAAGTTGGGAGGGAGGTTCTATTTATGCAGATATTGATACATTTGACTTAAATAGATACTCTTCACTAAACCCATCTTCACAGGCTATTTCACCGTTTGTATCAGGAAGTAAAATTAAGAGATATGTTACAAGTACTATTTCTAACTCTTACACAGATGAACAAACAAAAGGGGCAGAGATTGAATTACTAGATCTTAGCGGTTCTCATTCAATTAACTTAGAGAATGCTCAGACTAAACCAGCTCTACAAAACGTTAAGAAGGTTAAATTCCCGACTACAATGACAGAGTATCCAGACTTTAGTTCAGTAGCGAATTTTAACTCAGGAATTATTTATGATGTTGAGAAGAGTGATTTAGAGAGAATTACAAAGATAGATACTAATAACGGTAGATTTGATTTTACAGGAAGCTTAGAATTGCCATCTACATTCCCAGGAGTCAAATTAAGTAATTACGGTAAAGTAACTGAAATTACCTTTACTAACAAATCTCAGGTAGAAAAATTACTTCAGAATAATAATGGAGTTTTAACTGCTCAAGAGGATCCAGATAGTGTACTTGAGAGAATTAATATCAAAGCTTCAGGAACTTCAACAGACGCTACAGACCTTAATTTGTTCTTAAAAGTAGCAGACGTATTACAATCTCCAAGTGAGTTATTTGGTAAGGTTAAGAAGATTTCTGGAGAGTTGGTTGTAAATAGTAATACAGGAGGCAGTGCTGATTATTCAACTAGAGATACCCCATTAAGCAGTGATGTTAATATCGATGGGCTTAAATTCAAAGTTAAGGATAGTAGCGTTTCTGTAAGTAGTTATACAGGATTAGTTAAGTTCTTCCAGAGAGAGGATAATATTGGAAAATTAATAGATGCTTCTGAAGTAGGTGGAAAGATAATGTTTGGTGCGGGAGGATCCCAAGCTAATATGCCAAACCCACAGATGAGTGATGAACTTTTGAAGGAATTAAACAACTCTACTACTATCACTGAGGTAAGTGTATTGCCGATTTCTCTTGGAGGTGAGGATGTAAGTTCACAGTCAGCAGTCCTAGGTTCACTATTAAAAGGACTAGAGTATACTAAACTAACTGTAGATATAAATGGAAACTACAATGGAAAAGCAGCAGATAAGCAGTTCTATTCAGTTTTAAGTAATATATCTACTGATGGCGGCGGTTCAAGTTATTATGGAAGCAATAGCAATCCTAAGCTTAAAATAGATACACTTAGCGACCATACTTGTACGTTAAACCAATTCAAGAACTTCCTTAATATATTCCCAGAGTCTAATAGTGAGGGGCAACGTCAACAACACTCGACGACTATTCAAGCGGGAAGATTAAGATCTAAGGAGTCTATAGATGGTACTAAGAATAACTTAATGCCGATTAGCTCTATTAACCTTAAATTACCTGACTATACTGGAATTGAGAATTTAGCATTAAAAGATAACGATGATTGGAGTCAGTTAACTTCTATAGATATTACTTCAGGCTACAATTCAGATTACAACAGTTTATTTGATTACCTATCTGGAGCACTAGCTAACCTTAATTCAATATCCTTAAAGGTAGATTCAACTAAAACAAAAAGTCAATATAATCCATCTGATGACTGTTCAATTCTTAAAGTTAAACTACCATCTTGGATTACTTCAGATAAGATTGGAGAGATTGGATTTGTTGGTGCATCTACTGAAGGAAAAATGGAGCTTACTCTAGAATATCCAGGAGTGCTTGAATTCTCTAAGTTTAAATTTAAGGAGAATGAAGGAAATGTTATTAAAGTACCTTCCGACCAAGTTGAGAATTATAAAGCTGATTCTGGATGGTCTACGATGGCTAACAAAATACAAGCAATCTAATAAAATGATAAAGAGATTAATAAGCGGACCAATAGCTTTACTTGCATCCATAGTTATAGCTACAATACTTTTACCTGTAGGATTTATTTACACTATAGGGAAGTATGCTAAGGAGTGTAAAGTTAATCCGTTTCTAACCATGCTTAAGAATTTTGGACTCAGTATACTTTTCGTGATATCTTATTTATGCATGAGAGTAGCTGTAGCCATAGACATCTTAGGTAATGTAATAGCAGGGGAATTTCTAGAAGACTTTATAACCTCTAAGGAAGACACCCTATTTTCAAAACCCGACATCACTATCTCATCTTCAACAGGTGCTTTAGAGGTAGAGGGAGAATTGAATAAGACTGGTACTTGGTTCTCTAAAATATTAAGTAAAGTTCTAGGTGAAGATAACCACGCTATACTCTCTTACGCTCACTATTTAGAGTCAAAGAAGTTAGATGCTAGAATTGAAAACTTAACTAGAGAAGAACTGATAGAACTGGTTAAAAATTTGAAAAACGAAAATTAAACCCAGGAGTACAATGAGACGAAAGATTTTATTCAGAGGTAGTAAGTACTTCGCAGAGATGATCGATAATACTAAGAAATCAGACGGAGGTAATATCACGATCAAAACACTAGAGGGTAGAGTCGAAGCTGAGGGACTTAAGTATTTTAATTGGTACTTTGATGGGAATCTTTCAGTAATAGAGTATAACGGTCTTCCTAAACTTTATAAAGAGGGAATACCACACCAAATGACTCTAGAACTCTGGGATAGTAAATTAGCTAAGGTAACTGACCCTAGAGAAGCTTTAGATGTATTCTTAGGTTATTCTCCAACACGTGAGCCAGAAGGATTAAATGCACGTTACGAGGATAGACAAAGACTCATCAGACAGCTTGACAAGGGTATGGACTTAGAAGATATTAAAGCTGACAATATAGAAAGGGAGAAAAAAGAGGAAGAAGCTAAGGCAATGGAGGAACAACAGCAACAAGGTCCGCCACCAGGAGAAGAGGGTTATCCGCCAGAAGAAGAATATCAAGAAGAAGGAGGAGAACCAATGCCGCCACAGGGAGAGGGAGAGGAACAGCCGTCAGAAGGAGAAGAGACAAGACCACAATCATTATATTTGAAAAGGGTCGACAGCATAGGAGATGGCAGAGAACTTTTCGAGTATCCAGACGGGGCACAAATCATACTAGGGCCAGAGACATTTGTTCCAGTTGTAAATTATAATAACCAATCCTCAAATATAAAACCTAATCATAACAGCTTAATTAAAGAACTCAGAAAAATCTATAAGGATGCAGACTTCACTTTCACGAGCTTGTTTGACATTAATGCAATAGAGGTAAGAGGAGAGTCTGTAGCAGATTATCAAGAGGAAATTTTAGAAACAATAGAGGAACTAGATCCAGGTTTAGAACCATACGTATCGACATTATTAACAGATACACTGGTTATTAGACTTACAAACGATGTTATAGAATTCTAAAGTTAAACAATAAAGTGACAGCAGGGGTTCGCCCCTCGTTGTCCAATATGTAAATGAATAGAGCTTATGGGAATATCAAACCACCCAGCAAGAAGTAAGAAGCCCGAAGACGAGCATTTAACAGATGAAGAACTAAGGGCTAAATATGGAGGATGGCTAAACGACCCTTTCTCTAACGATGATGTAACAGATGAGATGAAAGCATTAGCTAAGATACTCGGTTACAGAAAACTACCACCTAAGATCAGCACCTATTTAATGGATAATGACTACTTAGGGCTTAAAGAAACCGGGATGTCAGGTAAGGCTTTATACCCAGCGTGGATGCCAGTACTTGAAGATATATTCCCAACAAGATTACACATTGGACACCCTATAGTTACACTTTCATGTGCCTTAGGTTGCGGGAAGTCTACGGTTTCAACTATTATGATGTCGTATGTAGAGTGTAGAATAAACCACCTAGACAACCAAGATTTTATAAGGGGGATGACAGGTAAAGAGATGGTTATGGGGCTGGTTCACACAAAGATGGAGAAAACAATATCCGACTTTAAAGAACCACTAGCAACTATCAAAGAACAATCACCTTACTGGAAATCTGGAATGGTATCGCACAATATACTAGACTACAAGATTGGTGGGGAGAGGAATATTAAATCAATTCTAGGGGGTGACCTTATTTGTGCGGTACTTTCGGAGGTAAACTTCTGGGATAACTACGCTAGAGCTAAAGGTGCCATTGAATCACTAATAGGAAGGGTTACCGGGCGTTTTGGTCATGTTAGAAAATACTTCACTTTAATTGTACTCGACTCATCACCATCAGAATCAGGAGTATCAGTAGTTAACGACTTTCTATCCACAAACCCTGATATTTATAATGTAGAGATGAGTGAGTGGAAAGCTAAAGAACATTTACCAGGACGTTATTTTGTTGAGGGGGAGTTTTATGTTTATTGCGGAGACCAGATGAATGATCCTTTTGTGTTTCCAGATAGCTTTAAACCAGAAAACCTTGACCCTAAATTCGATAAAGATAAAGTCATAAGAGTACCTGAAGAGCTTAGAGTACCTTTCATGAATAACACCGCAAAAGCTTTAAGAGACCACGCAGGAGTTACACATGAACTAGGAGGAGGGTATTTCTTTAAGGACAAATCTAAGTTATCTCAAGTATTCAACCTCCCGCATTTAAATAAAGATGTAATAGAGGTGGATTTTTATGATAATGAGGACAGGATATATTCACAACTTGACACCTCATTATCTAGAATACCAAAAAACAAAGTAGTATATGTAGGACTCGACTTAGCAACTTCAAATGACTTAGCGGGTATAGCGATTGGATATTTTGACGAGTATATTTATCCTTTCTCTAATAACCCTAAGATGAAAGAGCCTACATTTATAATTAATACAGTATGTGGGATAGGAAGAAAACCAGGACAGGAAACTTCACTCGCTAAAATAAAAGACCTGATAATGGAGCTTAATAAAAACTATGAGATTGGAGGAGTAAGTTGCGACCAGTTTCAGAGTAAGCTATTAATGCAGGAGTTAGAACACTTAAAAATACCGACAAAATACATTTCACTAGATAGAACAGATGTAGGGTATAACAACTTAAAGAACATGATATATACAAGCAGAGTTAAGATACCTAGTTCGAAATGGCTTAAGAATGAATTAACTTACTTGCAATACATAGACGGGAAGATAGACCACATTTCTAACGCTAATTCCGGAGGTTCAACTGTTGCAGGAGGAGGTAAATTTAGTAAAGACCTTGCTGATGCTGTTGCTTCCTGTTTGCTTAATATGTCAGAGGATCTTGAACACGCAGCATCACTCTCCCTAAAATCATCCATGGGCAGACAGATAGACATGCTTCAAGGGTTGTATGCAAAAGAGTCGGTTATGGATGATAAAGCTAGAGCAGCACAAATAAGTATAATGCAGAATATATTTTAGAGATATGATAGAAGTAACAATTAAAGCTAAGAGAGATAGTGGATTTAAGCTACACTCTAAAAGCTTCACAAAGGTATTCTCTAATGATGATAATTCCGTACAATACACTTTCAGAATAGATGATAACAACAAAGAAGAAACGGTTAGGATGCTTTCCGATTCCCTTGGGTTAGACTTCCATCCAAAGAAAGAGTGTATGGTGATATTACATGACGAGATTGCCGATTCACCAGATGACGTCAAAGATAGTTATAATAGATTGATGTCAAAATTAGAGGAATACGGATACTAGATTATGGAGTTCAAGAAATATACAGACGAAGAGATAACCGAGCTTTTAGATAGCGGAGAAGCAAAGGTTGAAGACAGAAGATTTTCCTCTAACGTTGACTCTGAGACTGAAATGAGACGAATCCTTAAGAGTGAAGACTTTGAAGAAAACGAAGCAGAGACAAGAGAATTTGCCAGTGTAAACTTAAATATGAAGGCTATTATTGGATACATGAGCATGGACGTTAAGAATCAGTTTAGGTTCCTCATGATGTCCGTTAGAAAGTATGTTAGAAGCCTTAAACCAGATACAGCACAGAGCGAAATTAATACAGTTGTCACATATGTTTCTTCAGAGCTCACTAGGATGATAATGCTTGCTAAGAGTCAGATGTCACATTCAGGAGGAAACTTAAATACTATACTAGGACTTTCAAGAGCGGGTTCAGGAGAGATCACTAGAATAGGTATGCAACTTTCAAAATTAATCAATAAGGCTAATCACGGATCAAATGGAGTCCTGCCACGAAACCTCACATCTCAAATCCAACAATACTACACTTTGCTAGTTAATGCGATACTTGAGAAATTAGGAATAGATAAGTTACAAAGAGGAGGAGGACAACCTATAGTAAGTGGACAGCTACAAGATAGAGTTATTCTACAGTCTTTATTAGAAGGGGACAACTTGCCAGAAGAGGGGAATAATATAGTCGTGATTGATGAAGAGAAGAAGCCAGCAAGAGTAGTAGGAATAGATGAGACTACAGAGTTTTACATTAACGACCTCGACAGTGATGATTTAGATGTAGTAGAGGAGTTTATTGAGAATTTAGATGTAGGAGCCTATTCAATGGATTATGATAATGGACTTCTTAAGGTATCATTCTTTGACGCTATGCCTGAGGAAAAGTTAAGCCTATTCAAAAGATTCGTAGAGGACAGTGAAAATTAAATAACAAATTAAGTAAAATATTAAAACAAACCATTATAATGAGTAAATACATGAAAAGATACTTCAGTGAGTTGAATGACGGTACGGTTATCATCCCAGCTGAAAATATCTCTGCAGATCAGTTAGAGGATATCATTGATGAGGCTGCAGACCAAGTAGAAGTAGAAACAGGATCAAGAGAGTTTGCTGCTTTATATAGAGATAACTTCGCAATGAGACTATTCTCTGAAATCGAAGAAAAAGCTAATTCAGGAGAGGAAGAAGAAGTAGATATCGATGCTGCTGCTGAAGATGCACTTGCGGATACTGCTGCTCAAGTTGAAGAGGCTGAAGAAGCTGAAACTAAAGCTCAATCTCTATACTTAGCTGGAATTGAAGCAGGTAGAAGAATGTTTGCGGAAGAACTAGAAGATATTGAAGGAGATATCGAAGAAGAGCAAGAAGAAGTTAAACAACAAGCTTACTTAGCAGGAATCGAGGCTGGTAGAAGAATGTTCTCTGAGGATTTAGATGATGTTCTTGAAGGTGATGTTGAAGGTGATGATGAAGTTGAAGCTGTAGTAGTTCAATCTAGACTTGCTAATACTTACTGGAATGTATGGACTAGAACTTTCTCTGATGCTAAAGCTGAAGGTGCTTCTGACCAAGAGGCTGCTGCTGAGGCTACTGAAGAGGCTTCTCTAGCTACTGACATTGCTGATGAAACAAGTGAAGAGGAAGAAGCTGAAACTAAAGTACAATCATTATTTAACGCTAACCCGTACCTAGGAGCATTCGTAAGAGCGTTCTCTGAGGCTAAAGAAGAAGGTGCTAATGATGAGGAAGCTGCTGTTGAAGGTGCTAAGGCTGCTCTAGATGAAGCTGGAGTTCCTAATGCAGAAGTTGCTGATGAAGAAGTAGAAGCTGTTAAAGTTCAATCTTACATCAGAGCGTTTTCAGATGCAGGTCTTGAGTTTACAGGAGAAGATTTAGCTGACTTGGATCCAGAAATGGGTGCTCAAGCTTTGTTAGATTTCCACCAAGAGACTGAAGATAAAGGAGAGGAAATCGCAGCTAATGTAAACGAGTTGTTGGATGAAGAAGGGTTCACTATTAAGCCTAAATCTGACTTTTCTGGAGTAAACGATTTAATTTAATATAACGATAAAATAAGATTAGAATACAGACATGAGATTCGGAATTAATACAAATACAAATACATCTGCTAGCTACTTTTCTGAGGTGAAGAGTAACAGCGATATTATGAGAAAGTTAGCTAGCTCTTCAATGGGCTCTAACGACCTTACACAAAGATTGGAGGCTTATCAAAAAGCTTTCTCTAACTTAGATGCACACACAAGAACATTCTCTGGAACAACAGGTTTAAACCAACTTGGAGGACTTTCTGGACTAGAGTTTGTTGATGTAACTGTTGCAGCTATGGTTAAATCTATCGTTGGGTTCATTGCAGTAGAAAGAGGTATGGAACAGCCTAGACAAATGTTGGCATTCCTAGATCTAGTTACTGTTGGAGACGACGAAAAACCAATCCCTGCTGATATTAGCGTTACAGGTTCTTTGGCTGGACAAACTAGACAAGGTAACCCTGAAGTTGTAGCTAGAAATATTGGTAGAGATATGGAGTACGATACAGTTTCTGGTCACTGGAAATCTAATGTTAACTCTGCTCAACACGTAGCTACTTTCGATGGTGCTGCTACTGACGAGATCTCTTACATGGATGCTAAAGGTGCGTTTGTACCAGGAAGCTTGGCTATCAACATTACAGAGTACGATCCAGCTACTAAAGTTGTAAAAGATACTTTCGTAATTACTGATAACGGTCAAGGAGAATTGTTAGCTCCTGCTGGTAGAGTTAAAGAAGGTTCAGTTAACTATAGAAACGGTGCTATCAAAGTTAAGTTGGGTGCTGCTATGACTACTAACCACAAATACTCAATTGAAGTAGCATACGACACTCCAAGAAAACAAATCAACAGAGTAAAAGATCAATTAGGTTACTATGAACTTACTGCGTTCCCTCAATCAATCGTGGCTGAGAATAACTTAGTATCTAACATCGTAGCTCAAAGATCTATGGGTATCGACTTGAAAGATGTTCTTAAGAGAAGAGTAATGGAAACTTACTTAAGACTTATCAACCAAACCGCGGTATCTGCTCTTAACAACTACAAAGGAAACACTATCAGCGTAGACTTGTCAGGTCACTCTGTTAAGCTTAATGGTATGGATCAGTTCATCTACTTGTTCCAACACGGGCTTACTCAAGTTGACACTGAATTAGCTACAAGATCATTTAAATCAGTTAGATCTTCTGCTTACGTTGTAGGTATTAGAGTTGCTGAGATCTTCAAACAAGCTAAGATTACAGGTGCTTTCGTTGAGAATAAAGAATCTGCTTATGTTGAAGACTTGATTGGTTACTACAACGGTATTCCAGTTATTCAGTCTCTTCACGTTAAGCCATTCGAAGGATATGCTATTCACAAAACTGCTGATGGACTTATGGCTCCAATCGCTAGAGGTATTTTCTTACCAGTAAACGATTTGCCAGAAGTGGGTAACTTTAACAACCCTACTCAGTCTGCTTCAGGAATCTTCTCTTATGAGGGTGTTAAATTCTTGACTAGCGACTTAGTACAGAAATTCTCAGTTACAGTTCCAGCTGGATTCAACACTATCGCAACTACAGCTCAAAAGGCTCAGTTACAAGGTGGATCTGGAACTTGGCAAGAGGCTATCTACGGACAATAAGATTAAGTTTAGAAGTAGAAATAGAAAGGGTAAGGATAGGGGTAAAACCTTGTCCCTACTCTAACAGAAAATGAATTATAATTATGAGTGCAATCAGAACTTTCGCAAACCTAGTTTTTGGTTCTACTCCGAATATGACTTCTTGGGGCGCTAGACAGGGATCTCCTTATGCTCCAGTACAGTCAAATATCATCTCTCCAGGGAGCTTAAACTCAACTGTAGGGGGTGGGGTAGATGCTAACAAGATATACTCGATAGTTGGGACGTCACTCACACGATATTTAGAAAGGATAGATGAACTTACGTCTTACCTGGAGTTTCACATAACCAAAACCTCTATTGATGTAATTAAGGACGCATTGATGGAGCTTATTATAACGGATAACCCAAATATTATTTCACTACCAGATGACCTAGAAGCAGAAGCTGATATCAATAGAATTCTTAACGAGATGCAGCTTATAAAACATATTACATCGGACATCTCAGAGTTGATTTATTATGGAAGTTATAGTTATGCAATGGAGCTTACAGATGATAATAAATCTTGTAAGTTAAGGTATTTAAAGAATCCAACAAAGGTAATTTCAACATGGAAGGATAGTAAACTCGATTCATACTTCACCTACGATATGGCTGGAGAAATGCACGAGTTTAATAAAAATGAGATCTTTTCAATTTCCACTTACGATTACAAGTTAGACTTTGACGAGAATATTTCTTCAGATAGACTTAAACAGTTAAATGCAGAGATAGAAGGGGAAGAATCAAAAACTCGCCTCAATATAGCTAAGGAGAAGGAGAAAAAGAGAATAACCTCCTACGATAAACGATACCTTGCTGGGACACCTTTATTTGGATACATTACAGGAAAGATTAAGGAGTATATATTAAAAGACTACCTATTATCCATTCTATCTATCAAAGACCTTATTCAACCTATTATCTTACTTGTGGGACTAGAGAAGACAACGGCTTTAGAGGAGGGTGTAGACTTAACTCAAAAAGTAGAATCTCTCATAAACAAGAACTTAGACATGTCATTTATGGAGGCAAAGGGTTTATCAGTAAAGGAACTAGCCATGTCTCTAATTGATAATATACGAGTTCTCCCAGATTATGATAGTAAGCTTGCTGGAATGACTGACCTTAATTTAGACAAGATTTCCGAGAAGATAGATAGAATAAGAATGGACCAACAAACTATCAAAGAAGACTTAATTAATGCTATTGGATTACCACCAGACTTATTTGAAGGAAGGGCATCTAGATGGGAGTCAATTAAGATGTCACAGAGGTTTGAAAGTAAAGTAAGCTATTATGTAGATATGATAAATAAGAGTGTCGTTCTACTAGCTGAAAATTTGTATGATAGATTAAAGTTAAGTAAAAAGCTGGATATTGAAGGGAAAATCACATCTAACTTAATGGATACAGATTCACTAGAATATACTAAGAAAGTCGCTAGAATGGATACCTTAGCTGAATCAGTGAATAGAATAGCAGATTTAGCAAATATAGTTTCAGGATTAGAGCAGAACCAGTTAGTTGAAATTAAAGCTCTTAAGGAATATATTAAAGAAGGGGTTAAGAAGTTTAATGACCCTGCTATGGCTAAGATGATAAATCCAGATAAGAAACCAGTGATGGACGCATTCGGCAACCCGCTTCCTGACCCAGATGACCCAATGAGTGGTATGAATAATGGAATGATGGACGACGGAGGGTACAATCAACCTTATTAATAGATTATAGAAATGAAAAGAACAAACAAATTTAAATACAACAAAGAAAATACACTATCTAGACTCTTTGCTCAGAATAGAAGACGAAACCCTAGACATGACGAAGACGAAGAGGAGGATGACAGAAGAGAGTCTCATGGTGGAGCTGGAGCAGCCGCTATGGGACTAGGAGCTGCAGGTTTAGGACTAGCTGGACAAGGTTTATCAGCTTTAGGAACAGTTCAAGGAGTTCACGAGCAAGGTAAAGGTATTAAAGGGTGGTTTGACAGAAATAAGCGAAGAAAAGAAGACTACAAGAAGTTTGGAGGTGATGAGAAGTTGATGGAGAGAAAAAGAGACCAAGCTTATAGATTATCTAAAACCGCTAAGAACTCTGCCCAGGAAGCTGCTTTAAAACATAGAGAATCTGAAATATCTGACTCACTAGAATGGGCTAAGAAGAGAAACAATTATAAGAGAGATATGGCTAAGCAAACTTCTTGGGCAGGTAAAGGAGCTACTTGGGCTAAACACAATCCAATGAAAGCGGGACTAGCGGCAGCAGGAGTAGCAGCGGCAGCAGGTGGAGCTTATTACATGTGGAAGAAGAGACAAGAAGAGAAGAAAAGAAAGCAGAGAGAAAGAGAAGCTCAGACTAGACACCAAAGTAGACAATTTGCAGGAGCTATAGGTTCAACTTTAACTAGAGGTTTAGGCAAAGGTCTTAGAAAATTTCCCAAAAGAGTAGGATTAAAAAAATTTCCAAAAGTAGGTGGCCTAAATCATTCTCTTAAGCCTAAATCAGGTATGTGGGGTAGTGGAGCTATTAAACCTAAGACTCCATTTGCAGGAGCTAGGTCTACTTTAAAAAACTCTAGTATAGCAAGTATACCTAAACCAGCACCTGTGAAAGTAGGGAATGCAAATAGGTCGGGTAATTCTTCTATAGCAAATACTTCTAGAAATTCTGCAAGATTAACTCAAAATAAAGTAAACAATGACCACAATGCTTTCAAACTTCACGATGATAGAATGAATGCTAGAAAGGCTAAGGAGAGGAAAGCTGAATTAACTAATAGAAGAGAAGCTAAGCAGAATGATCAAGCTAGAAGAGACTTAGCACAGAAGAAAGCTCACGAAAGACAAATAGGACACAAGGAACAGAAGGTAAGAGATTTAGCTAAACAAACTGAAAATCTTAAAACATCTGGATCTGGGGTATTTAGTCATGAGTATAAACAGTCTAGAAACGAACTTCGAAATGCTAACATAGACCTTCATAACACTAAATACAAAGATAATAAAGTTGGAGATTTAGTAGCGAGAGCAGGGGGTCTTAAGAAGTTTGATAAGAACGGAAACCTTAGATGGGGTAAAAAGAGATTAGCATTAGCAGGTCTTGGAGCGGCAGCAGCTTACAACATGATGAAGGATGACGATGATAAATAGACGAAGACGAAAATTAAATAATATAACAACACGACTTTTCGGGCTTATAGGTAATTATCAAGCAGGACAAACCGTTTCAACTACAGGGAAAGAAGCTTTAGGAAATAGACTACCATCAACACAGGAGTTACTAAAAGATTCTAAAGTTTACGTCCTTATTAGAAAAGATATAGATGGAAACTGGAAAACACCTAGAAGACTAAGAGGGGCATCTCCAAACGAGGTAATGAACGAAAGGAGAATGCTGGAGAATAAAGGAGAAAGAGTTCAGGTGAGAGGTCCTATGGATGAGGCTAAAGCTGAGACAATATACGATAGTTACAAGAGACAGTACGAAAACTCAAAGTGGAGGTAATTGATATGAATAAGAACGATAATAAGATAGAGTCTGACAAAGAGTTTAAAGTTATGCTACACTCTAAGATGAAAGAGATACATGGAGATAAATACAATCCAGAAGTAACCGAGAGAGTAGCTAACGGACTAATTGAAAGATATAACGGAAACTATCCAGCTATGGTAAAGGCAGCATTTAGTAATAGTGAGACAAGAAAACAATCTAAACTAACACTAAGAACTAAACTATTCGCTAACTCTCCTTCGCTAGGTAAATGGATGGCTGCTTCGATTGCTGTTGGAGTTGCTACCCCTATTCTTACCCAATTAGCACTTTACTCACTAGACTTCTATTTAAACAAGCATAAAACCCTAAAAGATCTTAAAGCACAAAATACAGAGGAGGTTGTTAAAGATTTCCTAAGGTCAAACAGAGGGGTTAGGGCTTCAGAGGATTCAATTAGAAATGCATCTGAGTCAATGAAGGATTTCTTACAATACCAAGCTAATCGTAATTATGGTCCGTACAAAGATCAAAGAGATATCCTAAATGAACAGATTGCAGGTAATACTCGATATAAGATGAATCAGAGAAACCTACGATAGGACTATGAGAATAAGGACAAAACTCTTCGCATCTCTACTAACTACTACAATAGGCGCAGGTATAGGAGGCTCAATAGGACGAATGGCTGGAGGTTTTTTAGCTAAGTCAGAAGAACAAATAAGAGCTGAACACCCTGAATGGACTAAGGAAGAAGTAAGGAATGAATATAGAAGACTGGTAGAGAAAGCTAAAAGACACTCAGCTGCTTATGGTTTTGCACTAGGTTCTCAAAATAATATACTAACATCAGCTGCACTTGGAGGGGCTACTGGAAGGTTTGTAATAGAGCCTGAAAGAAAATACATAGAAAGAGTAATAGCAGTAAATCCAACAATAACAAGGAGACAAGCTGAGTTAATGTATGAGAAAGAGAAGGATAGTAGAGAAGCCTTGGGTGCATTTATAGGTGGAGCAGGATCTCTTTTAGTTAAACATGCACAGAACGAATATAAGAAGAGTAAAAATAATAATAACCAAGAAGTAAAGAAAAAGAGAAGATGGTTGTTTTAAGAACTAAGTCATTCGCTTCTGTTTTGGGTACTGGACTTGGAGCTGGAGTAGGTAGATACTTGGGAGGTAAATTCTCAAAGGATATCGAAACTATTAGAGCCGAGAACCCAGATTGGACTGAGAAGGAAGTAAGGAATGAATATAAAAGATTAAGAAGCAGGGATAAATCTAAAGGCATGGCTTATGGAGCAGCTATAGGGTCAAAATCAAGAACTCTAGGAGGTGCTGCTTTAGGCGGTGTTCTAGGTAGATCCCTAATAAAGTCTAAAGATCAATATATAGAAAGTAAAATGGCATTAGATCCAAGCTTAAGTAGACGAGATGCTGAACTTATGTATGAGAGATATTTAGATAGAAAAGAAAAACAAGGAGCTACTATAGGGGCTGTTGCAGGTTTCCTAGGAGGTAGAGCTTATGATAAATTTAAAAAGAAGAAATAAACATGGGATTAGTATTTAGAACAAGACTTTTCGCAAATAGCTATACAAATGCAGAGAAGAAATATATAAGGGGAAGTATAGCAAGAGAAGCTGCTGGTCATGGATTGGTGGGAGCGGGGGTTGGTTACTTGGGTGGAAAATTAGCTGGAAAATTAGCTACCCCTAAGAAAGAAATATTCATAGAAAAGTACCTTCAATCAAACCCAAAAGCCACAAAATCTGAAGCAGAAATAGCATACAAACAGAGATTAGCTAAATTCAATAAAGTAGGTGCAATTACTGGCGGAGTATTAGGAGCTGGTGTGGGAGCTTTTGCAGGGAATCGTATAGGAAAATCTAGTGTTGGAGCTAATAGAGATTTTAATAATACACTAAAGAATCTGAAGGAACATGCGAAAGGGGAAAGAGAAGCTGCAGAGAAAGCTTTTAAGAACATCCTCCCTTAATGAAAAAAA